TCGAGGCGGGAACAAAACAAGGCTGGCTCAAGAAGTTGAGGTCAGCCCTGGCCTGGTTGTATTATCAAGGGGTCGTTGCTTTTGGCGGGCCATCATTCTGGGCAGGCAAAAATGATCCAGCAAACCTTATTGAGATCGACCGCGTGCGAGCCAGGATATCCGATCGACTCGCCGATTCAGCATGATCTGCATGATCTCGTTCGCCACAACATCAGGTTGCATCAGATCCCCCTGATCCTCATCAGGGAACAGGCCCCGCCGCATTTTGCTTGCCGTCCTCCCAATGTTCAAACACCACGCATCAACCCCCTCATGAATCATGCACTCGACGAACATCGAGACCCCGGCTTTCGATGCACAGTATGCGCTCCAGGTTGCCCTGGCCTTCCGAGCCGCCGATGATCCGATCAGAATGATCCGGCACTTTGGATTGACCGACAGAGCAGCCTGCACGCAGTTGTAGGACCCAAGGAGATTGACATTGATCTGTCGATGCCATGCGCTGACCGATCCACCCGTAACAGGCTCGGGCGTGATGACCCCCGCGAACACGATCAACGTGTCGGGCCGCTGCATCGTGATCCTCGTCATCTGGCTTTGGTTCGTGACATCAAGCTCCGCGCTCGTAAATGCCTTTACCTTCGCCGCCTCCAGCCAGGGGCCCGATCTGATCCGCATGAGAAGCGCCTGCGCGATGTCCGAACCCGCCCCTATAACGACTATCTTGTGCATTGAAAGCCATCTCCATGAGTTCCAGGTCGCCTGGGTACGTCAGCTTAAGCCCGGTCCTCCAGCTCCCCGGAATGAGCCGGCAGTCCCATTGATTCAAGGTCGCCATCAAGGACCATTCATCGCCATCAGACAGATGCCCGAAGCGATCCAGGACTTGACGAAGCAGCCCCGCATCAAATACCTGAGGGGTATGAATGATACTCATCAGATGACGAGGAATCGGCGTGAAGCTATTCGTGAGTTTGAGTACAGCGGAATTGATGGAAGGTGATCCGAAGGCCACGGCTGACCCCTCGGATCGAATGGCAAGATCGTAATCAGAGGTCGACGGTAAAAATCTTGCACCCTCGGCAATGATAACACGATCGGTTTTCACATGGGCGAGCCCCCGCAACACACTCTCCCGCCTTGTCTCACCGCCAGATATATCCTTTCCCACAACCACCAATGAATCGACGAGAGGCCGAAGGCAACCCTCGACGATCTCCCACGGCCTCAGCCCATTGATGAAAACCTCCATCTTGTCAGCACCAAACCTCGTTCCCGAGCCAGCCGCAAGGACAAGAGCGGTGATGCTCATCGTATCGCCTCCCAATCGCATCTGATCCGTTCATTGATCCGCTTGATCGGATCATCATCGAGCCTGATCGAAATATGCTCCAGACGCTTGTGCCATGCGTCGCTGAGCATTTTCAGATACCGCTTGGACTCCTCCAATGAATCGAGCAAGGCCAGAGCTGCATCACGATCATTCGGGCTTATCATCGCAGAGCCTCCCGGATTGCCTGGACGATGTCTTTCCCATCCTTGATATAAAGATCAGGATACTGCCCAGGCTTGAAGTCAAGGATCGCATCATGGATCGCTCGATCGACCCGCCTGTCCTCGCCGACATGGAACAGGCTGGGCTCAAGGTGTCTGTTGTCGCGGGCGTTGTGTCTCATGTTCCGATCCGGCCCGCCTCTCAGGATCACGATCGGGCGATCAAGCAATGTGTATTCACAGACCACAGAGCTGAAGTCAGAGACAAGACAGCTCGACGCCTTCATCAGCTCATCGTATCGGAAGTAGCGGGGATCATCATGGGTGATAAGCTGGGCGCGTTCTGTATGGCGAAAGAGTTGATGAACACCTTGCATGAAAGCCTCATGGAGATGATTGATCGGGTGCAGCTTGACCATGACATCAAGGCCCGATGTGATCATCAGTCTTATGTTCTCACGCAAGGCGAGAAGCCCCGCATCTCTGTGCGATGGCATATAAAGAACAGGCCCTTTCTTATTCCACTCGGGAGCGTTCTCATAGCAATAGGCTCTCGTGAATGTTGTCCGCTTCATCCTGTCGGCATACTCGGGGTATCTCGTTGTGTAAGGCTCCCAGAAGTGTTCGCCCTGGACCATCAGATGCTGCCAGCGTTCCGGCTTCCAGTTGCCGAGATCCGGCCCCTTGAATGAAACCCCATGGAAGATCTGAATGGTATTGAGAGCGCGCCAATCCCCTGTCAGCTTCTGATAGCAAGAGATCACGTTAAGCATCTGGCGACGCCTGACCTCGTGCCACATATGCTCATCCCTTTGAACACAGACAGCATCAATCCCCAGGATCTGCTTTGCGTAGATGGCTGTTTCCTTGACTGTCGTGATGATGATCGGCTGTATCTCGGGCATCCGTTCGATGATCGGCAGGAAGTGGGAGATGTACCCATGGTTGTTGACAAAGAACGCGACCGGCTTTCTGCTCATACGAATTCCCCCACAAGACTGATCATAATTTCCCGCCCTCTCGGATCATCAAGCTCGAACGCGAGCAGACGCTGCCAGCGTCCGAGATGAAGCATGTTGTCAAGAACTGGTATCGTTTCAGAAGTATTTACCAGAAGGCTCTTGATGTGGCTATGACCATTCACCGGCTCGTCGGGCGGGACATCCCGGCAATCAAGATCATCATGCGCATAGCGGGCTGAGCGGGGGGCGAACTCTTCGAGCTTTCGCATCGTGTCCGACATCAGCAAAGGCTCGAACTCATAGATCCGGACGCCCAATGTTGTATGCCTTGAATAGACATTGCAGAGCCCCGAGCGAAGATTCAGAGTCCTCACAGCAGCCTGGACCCTCTCTGTTATATCAATGACTCTCTTGCCCGGCTCGATTCGCATGATGGTGTGCTTGAACATGATGATCCCCTATAAAAAAACCACCGCCGAGCGGATGCCAAGCGGTGGTCGAGAAGCGGAAAAAACCCCACCCAAAGGCAGGAGTTCCCTCATTATACCCTACCCCTGGCTTAGGCGCTGCCTCACGTCCAGGGTTTCGGGAAACTGGACTATATAGGTCTTGCTTGATCTCGTGATCTCGATCTCCCACGACAGGCGCTCGCCAGCCTGTAGATCATCGGTGTCGTCTGTGTCCATCGTGATCTCGATTTCCCCGCGAGAGGCATCGCCAACAACAGACACCTTGCTTGCTGCAAGCGTCAGCTCGACAAGCTCCTCGCCCGAGCCAAGAAAGATCGCCTTGATGGCGCTGGCGTTCTCAAGACTGAACGGCGCTCCGTTCGCGGTCTTGAGCAATACCTTGATTGTTCGATCTGTGCCTTTGATGATCGAGAGAAGCTGACTCATCATGTCTTAGTCCTCGCATGTGTGAACGACGCCGATCAATTGATCCTCGTCGAGTATCTGACCAATGAGCGCCCCATCATCAGAGGCCCCGCCGCCATCGTCTCTCAGGAACAGCTCATAGGCTTTCCTGATCAGGGTAATGCCATCGTTCTGAAACACAGAATAGACGACATCAATCGCCGGAACATCAGGCATGTCCAGGCTGTTGTTTTCGTACTCGCCCTCAGAGTATTCGATGAAATCGAGAAGAGTCCCATCAGCCCAGACCGTGAAAGGATCGCGCGAGGTCACGCGGGCCGAGATGATCAGATCCTCAGAGCCATCATCAATCGCAACCCAGAGGGGAATCTTGGCTCCTGTCTTTACCTTGATAGTCATTTTTCCCTGCCCTTATGCAAACGCTTGCGCGATGGTTCCATAATGATTCGTTCCGTCGTAGACCAATTGCACAACATCAACAGCGAATGCACCCGGCGATAACGTAGGGGCAACACCTCCAGGCCATTTCACTGAAGCAGGCCATGTAATTGCCCTGGGTGTGCTGTCCTGCGTGATCACGAGATGATAGATGTCTCCAGATTTTGAGTTGGCAAAAGTGAGAGTGCAATCGGCATTAAGGCCTATCGTGTGAACGCGGCCTTCAAGAAAATCAACAACCTTCGAGCTTCCACTATTTCCGAGAGCATTTGTGCCAACGGCCACCCATTGCGTGGCTACCTCATAAATTCCTGACGTGAGAGTTGAGCCGGTGACTCTGAGAATTCTTTGAGCGCCGCCTGGGTTTCCGTTCGGCATCGTAATGCGATACTTTGTCGTCATGCCTGTGCCAGCACGAAGACCGAAAGCATTTGATTCATTCTGACGATTGGTTGTATGCCACCAGAAAGTATTCTCAGCAGCCGCTGTCGCTGAATCAACCCCCGCGCCCGATGGCAGGTTCAGATAATAGCCGAGCGACATGCTGCGCTTGGTGCCGCCGACCTTCCAGATATTGGCGCGTTCGTCTGCACTGAACAGAGAGAAGCCTGGGTATTTTCCAAGAGAGAGAGTTGCATCCTCAGGAGACTGAGTGTATTCCCCGAACGTGACAGCATAAAGATTGCTGCAGTTCATGAATCGGCCACCCAGCACAACCCCGAAGGTTGAAGCCGAGGAAGCATCAGAGGCATAGATCCCGCTGTTGGAGCCACTGGCTATATTATTGGTTCCGCCCAGAATGCTTGAATACGAACCACTAACCCTGTTCGTTAGACCACCACCGATGAAGGCGTTGTCAATTGAGTTGGTCATGCGATTGAAAACGCCGCCAACGATTGCGCAACCCTGTGCTCCAGAGGGTATGGGTTGGTTAACTCCATTCCATGCCATGTTCAAGTCAATGCACTTCTTGCCGATGTCTCTGGTGCCCGCTGCGTATCGCCCATCATCAAGATAGATCGCGCCGCCGCTGTAGCCAGTCGATCCTGCATTGGAAGGCTTGAACTTCAAAGCCCCGAGCATTCCATTGGAGCCGCTGAAAGTCTGAGATGAAAAAAGGAGATCGTTATCGGCCCAATCATAATCGCCATCGGTCCCGGAGTTTTTTCTTAGTACCTGATTTGTTGTACCTCCGGTCGGTCCTCCACCAGGGTCGCCTTGTGGTCCCTGTTCGCCTTGTGGTCCCTGTTCGCCTTGTGGACCCTGCGCTCCATCAGCGCCCTTGATGTTATAAAGTGGAGTATCTGGAAATCCAGCCCAGCCGTTATCAATTGAGTATTGAAAGACATCGCCATTGGAGATGACGACGAAGATGTCACCATCAAGAGGAACGCTTACATCAGTAGTAGGATCTGTTCCGAAGTACCACTTCGCAGGGGAGATCCTGCCGATGCCTTCAAAGCCTGTGCCGGTATAGATCTGGAGAAAACCCACATCATCATAAATCACATCGCCAGGGACGAGATCGGTTGGCTCTGTGCCTGATTCATACCAGCGGCTGCCCTTGACATGGATCGTTGTGTCAACCCACTGTGAGCCATCGTACTGATAAAGCAGGCCATTGGTTTCCAGAATGAAAAGATCACCGGCCAATGCTCCTGTGACTGCCTCTGGATCTGCGCCTCTTTGAATGGTGCTGCCTCGCACACCTGCTTCGCCCGCTGCACCTGCAGGGCCTTGGGGGCCTTGTGGTCCAGGAGGCCCCTGATTTTCCCCACCGATATTTATCAAGCCCATGCTAGCTGCTCCTTTCCCAGGCTGAGTTTTTGACTTCCATGTTGTACTCGGCCATGACCATCGCAACATAGTCATCGGTCGAACAGACTTCATCACTGCAATGTCTCGCATTGCCTTTGCGATATGATGCGATCGCTTTCTCGATATTGTTATTGTATCGCTGGAGCAGCCGACTCAGATATGCCTCGGAGAAAACTATGTTCGTCTCGACATCGAGGAGCCCGGTCAGAGGCCCGTTGTATCCGAGCCAGCGAGCCGTGCCGCCCATTATCTGACCGAGTCCCCAGGAAGTCTGCTGCATGAATCGTTCGGTCTTCTGCGTGATCCCTAGCATCCGTGCATGAGCCTCGACGTTCCAGATATACTGAAAATCGGATTCAAACCGCACAGCGTTCGGATCATAGCTGGACTCAACACGGAAGATCGCCATCAGCAAAAGGTTCCGCGTTGGGATCTCAGAGGGCGAGAGAACCCGCCGCACATAAGGCCAATCCACATAACTCATGGGCCACCATCCCGATCTGTGAAGCGGTTGATCAAAGCCACAAGCCCCGCGCAGAGGATCGTTATGCAAAGAGCGAGGATGATGTCGCCATCCCCGAGACGCTGCCAATTCATGAGATCCCCCTAGCTGGCGATATAGCAGCCGCCAATGATGAAAGCTGATCCTGCAAGAAGAACCGAGGCACCATTGACTGCATCGCCATCCTCGAATTCCTCGACCGTTATGTAATTCGTGCTGGCCAGAACCTTGGCGTAGAGGTTCTGTGTCTGACTGTCGAAACTCTTCCCCACTATCGGGGCAATGCTGACGGCTGTATCTATGGCCGCACTGTAAGGCAGCCCTGTTATCCGAAGGAAACCAGACGGCGAGGATACAGAGGAGAGATCGAGCCGACCGCCGAAGTAGACAATTTTCCCGTGCCGCTGCCATGTGATAGTCCTGACCGAAGCATTAAGCGTTGCAGATCCGCTGCCCGTCGTAAGAGCCGCCGTCGCAGTTCCCGACAGATAGCCAAGAGATTTGCCGATGATGAACCAATCCGTTCCATTGCTATAGATGGACACAGCAGCATAAGCCTGATCAATGACGAAAGAGGCCGCGGCGTTGTCGATCTTTTCTGATCCGTTCCTGACGATCGTGATGTTGTTCGTCGCGGCATCGCCACCAATGTCTTTGAGATGGAAAATCAGGCCATCGGCTGGAGCGGGAAGGTTAAAGGTGATCGCGCCGCCCGAGAGATTACATAGATAGATCTTGTTATGGTCAGTAGCTGCAGGCGATACCGATGTTGCCCCTGTCGCTGTCGCCGTTACCTTCTCAAGCCGCCGGAAGGTCGAGCGTCCGCCCGATCTCAGCTTAAGCTCATTCGATGATGCCTCTCTCCTGAATGCAGGAGTGTTGGCAAGGTTCGATCGAAACACAAGATCAAGCTCATCGTTCGCCCCGCGCCCGATCTCAAATATCGTTGCTCTGATCCGTTGGATGATGCTCGGCATTAGAAATACTCCACCACGTTGTTAATAAGTTCAGGATACTGATCAGATGCAACCCCGGTTTCATCGAAGCAGGCCGTGACGTTCTCATCGAAAACGAAGTCCTGGATGCGGCAGCGATCCCCATTGATCTCGACACAGGCATCCGATCCCCCGCTCCAGCCCGAAGAGAAGCGGGCTCCACGAAGGACGACATCATCGCCATTGATGATAATGGCCCGAGTCAAGGCGAAGTTCGACTTGTAGAAAGTCGTGAACAGAAAGTCGATCTCGACCTTGAAAGGAATGGTGATCGTGTTGCTCAGGAACAGGTTCGAGTTGCTGCCGACAAAGAGTATCCGGGCACCGCTGCTGATCGCGGCAAGGCATGTCTCAAGATCTGCATAGTGAGCCCCCGAGAAGTCGCCGATGAAGTAGTTGTATTCCTGAATCCGTGGAGCCCTCTCATCGAGGTTCTTGATCCATCTCTGCGTTATATATTCCAGCCAGTTTTGATAAGGCGCTGGCGGCTTCTGTCCTGGCTGCCATGTCGCCTGCTGAAGACCGCTTGGCGGCTCGATGATGTCAACGAGAGGGGTCGTGTTTGAATCACCCCAGTTACTGAATGCTGACGGCCTGTCCTCGGTGATGAAAATCGGCATAACAAAAACCTCGCTCGGGTTGATTAAATAAGACCTGACCATGCGCCGCCGATGTCGGGATCAGAGAGAGAGCCAAAGCCGCCCCCAGTCTCGCCGCCATCGAAAGCAAAGACATCTTCGGGATCTGTGTCAGGAGGAGCCACAGCAACAAAGAGGATCTTGACCCCTGCTGCCGCCACTTCCTGAAGATTGGAATAGATGAACGATGAAGGCACATCGGGGGTAATGCCATTGACATACAGCCCCACGTTCGCGCCGCCAAGATTCATGTAATGAACTTCGCTCGCCTGAAAGATCAGACGGGTTGCCCGAATGATCGCATCAGGCTCACCCTTGCTAAAGTTCTTCACGATCTTGACAGCGATCAGGATGCGATAGAAGTCATCCTGCAAACCCTCCCGCTCCTGACCGACAAGATCCCCAAGCTGATCGAGGAACGCGCCCTCGGCATTCGCAAGGATCTCGGCCTCAAGCAGATCTGTCAGCACATCCTCAAGATCCTGTATCTGCTTTGCCAGAAGTCCAACGGTTCCCTCGATCCGAGGCTTGCCCTTGTACTGTCCGGTCAGTCTGTCTTTGGCATCCTGGACATGAGTCGTTACTTTCGTGATCTTTGAATCAGCCATGATGCCCTCACGATGATGCGATGTTGATCGTTATCCGCGAGCTGTCGAAGCGGGCGATCTCGTCAGGCGCTATGCTTATGTTGTCGTCAAGGGTCGGGCCGGATGATGTTCCGATCCTGACGGCCGCATCCAGGATGCCCCGGCTGATCACATCAAGAGTACAGATGAAGTATGGGTAGACGATAACATCATCGCCCGTTCCAAGTCCCTCACCATAAGCGAGGATGGCTGCAATGATCTGATCCTCGCCATCAAGCGGGAAGTCCTCAGGATCAATCGTCAGGTCGATCTCGACCCAAATCGAAACCTCTTCGGCATTGTCCCAGCGAAGGATCTGCGGAAAGCCTGAGTCATCCGTGATGGTCTGACTCTGTGCCCCATAAGTTCTGATACCGCCCGCCACGGATGCAAAGAGCTGCCTTGCAATGGGTAGAGGATCACCGCCGAGCAGAACGACACGAACTGATTTTGGCGGGAGGCTATCGACTGTCGCCTCCGTGTTGTTGATATAGACGACACAAGACTCGACACCCTCAACCTCAAGCATCCTCGCCCTGATCGCATCCGGGGTACAGAGAGCGCCGAGCGCGATCTGCTGAGCCCTACGAATCTTGAATGCAGCATCGGTTTCCTCGATCTCGCCTTGCTCCGCATCGAGCGGGTTCGTAATGCTGTCCCATCCTGAAACCGTGTCCTCTCTGACTGTGAGACTTCCAGCAGGTGCCGGGATCGGTCCCGATGTCTGCGCGGTCATCGTTCCATCGACCCCTGGAAGCACACCGAGCTGGACCCTGGCGATGGTCGGAATGATGTCGCCGACAGCGATGCCATCAGAGCTGAGTGTGTTCGAGCCGAGAGAGATCAGGCTTTGTGGTTGCTGTCCATCGGCTCCGGTGAACGTGATGGTAAAGCCGGAATAGAAACTACCAATCACCGTAACCGCCGAGACTCCAGACAGGGCCTCCAGCGCCGTCTCGATGTCGCCCGCTGTATCATCCCATTGGATGGCCGATGTTGCCTCGCCTCCAAAGACAAGAGTAAAGGCACCCGCGACAGGTTCATCAGGAAAGATGATCTCCTGGATCTCGTTGATGCCTGCCTCGATCGTGTACTCCTCATCCGTTTCAAAGATCGACTCAGGGTTTCCATCGACAGAGGCCCTGGTTCCTTGAGGGATGACTGTTCCCTCTGTACCCGACAGACGGACACCAACGGTTGAGAAGGTCGCCGCGCGCCTGACAAGGCCATTGAATGAGGCGACATCATCGAACTGTTTGCCCTCGGCTGTGCGAGGATAGCGGGCAAGATAGACCTGCTCGACGAGTTCCCAGATCTGAGCAAATCGTTCCGACATGATCCCCAGGAATTGACCGAATGGTCTGCGGGGATCAAGATCGACAGCGTTCCCGTAAACCCCGCGTGCGTCTTCATTCAGCTCGGTCTGGATGTCAGCGAGCCTCTTTATAACAAGGCCCTCTGGCGTTACACCAAAAGTCATTACGCGCCCCCTGTTGGAGTGATGATGGATGTGAAGTCAAGGATACCTTCAACGGTATAGGCTTGAAACTCGATTGAGAGGACACGGTTTGCCTTGTCGGTGAGCTGACTCGAATAGTTGACCAGAGAGATCACGCCAGGGCATGCACCGATCTCGTCGATGAAAATCGTATCAATGTTCTTCTGGCTCTGACCCTTCTCAAAGATCTCGGTAAACCATGGAAGCCCGAGAGAGGAATCAAGGAACCATTCGCCCAGAACCGTTTGCAGGTTTTGCTTGATGATCTGGGAAATCTCTTCAGTGCCCTGGACCATCACCCAATTGTTCTGCTGGATGTCGATGTCACCCGTTGCATCATTGATCAGTATGTTCATGCCATTGCCCTTTCAGCATCAGTCAATGGGGAAGGAGTCGGGGTCACAGAATTCGTGCCTGTCGTCGTTAATTTCAAAAGCAGGAATGCCTCACGGAAGATCGGCGGCACCGCACTATCAAGGGGATCATCGACCGCAGGCTTGCCATTGATCTCAAGGATCTTTGCAACGGCCAGGGCGATCGACGCCGGCGTGATGATCGAGCTGGCCACAAGAGAGAACTTTGTCGCTGGCGTATCGGTCCCGATATAGGAGAGAGGGGCAACAACAGCAGTCGATGCTGTGAGCCCAGCTTGCATCGCCGAAGAGATCGCCGCGGCTGTGTTCCCCGAGAGCCCGGATTGAAAGGCCGCCTTGCCAAAGGTGAATACGGCCGCAGGCTGACCCGATGAATTCAGGAGGCCCGGAGAGCTGAGAAGGTTCGTAACGAGACTGTCGATCGTGTTCGCAAGATTGGCTTTCCAGGAATCATCGGCGACCACAGGCATATCTGCGAACGCCGAGCGCCAATCGTTGTCTGATCCGAGAGCCATACCCTACCCCAGTTTCAATTGAGTCAGCTTGTCGATGAGCTGCTGATTGGTTTGCTTCTGCTGAGTGAATTGGGTCGCATTGATCGGGGTTCCCGATGGCCCAAGAGATGTCGGCACAGTCAGGGCGAGGATCAGATCAATCATCGCGTTCTGTGCCTCCAGGCCCTTGATCACCATGTCGATAAGCTCCACCGTTCCATTGGAAAGGCTGAACTTCCCATCCTTCGTGATCCGGGCCTTGGCCTTCGTCACCTCCAGAGAGATCTCATTATTTTCGATGAGTGAGATCAGAGCCGCCCCGTATTGCAGCGTGAGGTTGTCGCCGATCGGGAATGCCTGAGGGATCGAATAGAGGCCAGGGATGGCGATCGCATCCGACATGGAAAGGACCCGGGTCGAGCCAGGGGTATCGAGCGCCCCCGATTGCTTCCACTTGTCCAGGGATCTCTGCGCACAGATACACATGACCTTGTCGCCGACCTTGATGGGAAAATTCATGCGTGCCGTTCCGGCTCTGTATTGCCAGAGGGTGACGCCGCGTATCACAGGCGGGCTGACAGCTTGATCCTGGTCCCAGTACAGACGCTTGAAGTCTGACTGCACATCGACCAACCCCTTTGTTTTATCCACAGCTTTTACCGTGCCAGGAAAGCAGATATCGAGATCCTTCAGCCGATCGTCGATCAGCTCCGAGATCACATCAACCAGCTCTGGTGTTTCATGCGCCTGACGGGTCATGTTGTTGTCGCCTCCACATCAATCGTCCACTCCTGCCCATGGGTGTCGCCGGAATAGATTGCTTTCTGGATGATCAGCTCCCCGGTAAAGACGCTGTTCTGATCGAGCCGAACCTTTCCCCCTGGAACGATCAGAGGGATCAGCAGGCATTTGAAATTGACCCCCTTGTCTGTTCGCACAGGAGAGCCGATAAGCCCCGTACGCGGGGTTAGATTTACTGCCGGCTGGGGCAGAGCGCCGAAGCGGTCGATGACGTTGATGGCTCCATTCTGAACGCTCCAGCGGAAGCCATAGGTCGCTGCGAAGTCATCGAGGATGCGCTTGTTCAATCCATTGAGGGTCAGACCTGTCCGCACAACATCAGTTGTCAGTACCGGCTTGACATAGCCCACAGGCAGCCCGAAGCTTTGGATCACATCGAGGATGACCCGATTCATGCTGAAGCCCGCGCCGTATGATTTCTGTATGGTGGTGGTCCGCAGGGCGGTATAGCCGTCGATGATCTCAAGCTTCGTCACCCAATCGGGGGCCATGTTCTCTGAGCCGCCCTTGGCATTGCCGGTCAGGATCGTGCGCGTGAAGTTCTGATACCCAGCCGACAGCTCGACGAAGAGACCCTTTTTCGTCTCGACCCCTGGCTTCTCGGGGGGGATGTTGCAGAAGTTTCGGCTTTGTTCGGACAGGTTATAAATCTCAAGAGTGCCTTGATTGGTCTGTGATCCGACAGATCTCTCGACCTGAAACTTGAATCGCAGGCGGTCAATGGTCAGCCGTTGGGCTGTACGCAGGTTCAGGAGCACGACCTGAGCCGATCTTAAAAACAGGGGTTGCGAACCCTGCCCGGTTGCCGTTATGATTTTTGAGTCAGCCACCTTCTCCCCCTCTCAGCTCTCTGATTCCACGTACAGCAAAACAACATCGACCCCGAAAGTCTCTCGATCGGCATTGCGTTCCTGTCCTGTAAGATCGACAGCAACAAAGGTCCCTGGCGGCCTGGTCGCACGCGTATAGCCATCGAGGATCGGAAGGCCCGTTAGTATGGGTATACCCATAAGGATCGGGCTCTGCGTTTCATCCAGGACATCCATGAGCCATCTGTCCTGTCGGGTATTGAACCGGAACTCGAAGAAGTAAACGCGCGTCTCAAGCGTTAGCTGGAAACGATAGGCTGGCTGATCATTCCTAATTGGAAGCTGCAAGGTCGCCATCTCAGAGTCCCCCTGTCAGGCCGCGAAAGGTGTTGAGCAGAGCAGATGCCTTGGACCCGGCTGGACCCGATGCCGGCTTGGTCCCCTGCTTTCCAAGATCAGCCTTTGGCGGCGCAGAGTTGCCCGCGAGAAAGCCCCGGATGAATTCACCCGATACCCCCTTGAGTTCGAGATCGACCAGCTCGATCCTCTCCGCTGAAAGCGTGAACGGCAGACCATCGCCTGTCTGAGCAGACTGCGGAAAGCTCAGGGCGGTGATGACCATGTTCGTATAGATGTTCGACTCATTTTCGTTCGGGTAAAAATAGGTTCTGATCGTGAAGGGCTTTCGATCCTTATAGCAATCAATCATCGCCTTCATGGCTTTCTGCGGGTACGAGACATCAGGGTCCTGACCCCTCAGATAATTTCCGAGAGCTCCACCCAGGCGAGCGCCCACAGCGGTCCCGAGCCCTGTACCAACAAGACTGGTTCCGCCTATTCTTGTGTTCTGGGCAAGCTGTGCACCGAAGCCGGAAAGGACCCCTGTCGCAACGGATTGAGCGACCCCGGCGATCCCCCCAAGCGGAGCGTTCGAGATGAAGCCCTGGATCTGAATCCTCACAGGACCAAGCTTGATGTGGTCCGAGATGTCCTGGCTTCGCTCGACAGGCCACTTCGTTACCTCTGCTTCGAGATCTGTGGTCAATACCTCTGTAACATCGACGATGATGCTTTCGCCGATCCGGGTCAGTCTCTTCTCATAGCCAAAGAGTCCGCTCTGTATCGCAGACAGCTTGTCCTCATAGCCAAAGATGAATTCACCAACGGCCATCGTTTACTCCCTGTTCTTGGGTATCGAATTGTTACCGGCCTTGCGCAGAAGCTCTTTCTGGCTTTGCATGAACTGTTGGGTTGCCAGCTCCTTGGCGGCCTGCTCCGACAGACCATTGGCATTGATCTCGACCTTGTTCTCGATCATCGTCGTCCCGCCCTTGCCCGCGCTTGAGATGGTCGCCGCGCGGACTTCAGGAGATGGAGCGAACCCGCCCCTCATGCCTGTGTCGTAAGAGGCGATCGGGGATGTGATGAAATCGGCTGCGCCCTGAACCATCGAGCGCCTTTGCTTGACCCCTTCCTCGCCCGTCTTCCATCCAATCGACTCCAGAACATCGAAGCCCGTGAAGCCCTTTACCGCACGATTGATCAGGATAAGAACTTTCTCCAATGGCTGGGCGAGGTCCTCAATGATGGAGGCACCCACATCGACCATGAATCCCTTGATGCTTTCGAGCGAGTCCTGGATGAATTGAACGGCCGCATTCCATGTCTCCTTGATGAAGTCAACGAAATGACCTGTCGCTGTCTCGACCTCGGGATCTGTAAAGAAAGTGATGATGTCGTCGATGAGCAGAGCGGCTGCGACAACCGCAGCGCCAATGGCAAGAGGGATTGCGAATAGCTGTATCTGTGTCCATCTCGCTGCGAAGCCAACGGCTCGGATGCTCTTGACAAGAACCCAAAGCGTCTGCCCAAGAGCGCCGATGCCAATCAGAATTTTTGCTGCGCCAAAGCCGAGCAGAGAGATCGTCAAAAGCTTGATCGTCTTGTCCCATCCCCCAAAGATCTGAGCGATCCGATCGAACACAGAGAACGAACCCTTGAAAACGCTGATCACATAGCTCATGACCTTGCCAAGACTCTCAACCCATTCCTTGGCACCCGTCTTGATCAATTCCCGATTGGCCTTCACCCATTCAATGATGCCCGATGTGATCTCGGTAAAGATCGGGATCAGCTCAGAGCCCAGAATATTCCGAAGCCCGATCGCCGCGAACTTCAAGCGATCCATGTTGTCGTTGAAAGCCCCGGCTGCAACCAGAGCCTCTTCATCGAGGACATAGCCAAGCTGCTCTGCCTCGCGCATCATGTTCTCGATGGCCACACTGCCCTGGCTGAGAAAGGGAAGCATGGCTGCCCCATCCCTTCCAAAGATGTTCATGGCAGTGGCTGTCTTTTGTGCTCCATCGCTCATGCGGGCAAAGGCATCAGAGGTTTCAAGGATCAATTGCTCGGAGGTCTTCATCTTGCCATTGACATCAACGACACGGACCCCGAGAAGTTTGAAGGCATCAGCCTGTGAGCCTGTTCCCTTTGCTGCTTCGACAGCGTTACGCGCAAGGAACTTCAGCGATGTATCCATCTTTTCAACTGTTGCCCCGCCGATCTGGGCTGCGTATCTCAAACGCTGAAGCTCTCGGGTCCCGACCCCAAGAGCCTTGGCTGTATCTGAAACGGAATCGGCAAAGTCAGCCGTTGATTTGGCGACGAGAAAGAGCCCGCCAGCCGCGGCCCCAATTGCTGCCATGGTGATGGCAATCTTCTGAAAGCTCTTGCCGACTTCATCGGCTGCATCGTTCAGGTTCTTGAAAGCCTTCTCGGCCTCGATCACCTTGCCCGTGTTCGCATCAATCGGCTTGCGATTGAATGCGGTTTTCATTCGATCGCCCGCTGTCTTCAATGCCCGATTCATTCGATTGATCGGACCCTCATTGACATCAAACGAATACTTGGTCAGAAACTCTCGAACGAATGTTGCGGACATCTCGATCCTCTCTCACGATTGGGTCAGCTTCCTCTGCATGTCATGATAGTATTGATCGGCGGCATCCTGGAGATCCAAAGCTTCATGGCAGTCCATCAGATCCTTGATCGTCCAATACTTCATGATCTCAGTGTACGTGGCGACCTTTCTGATCACAGGTCGCCAGATAAACCAATTGATGTTCAACTGCCCTGGTTCAAAGGGCGGGATTGATGATGCCCGCCCAATGCTCACTTGTTTAAAAGTGACAGGGCCTCGTCGAAAAAATCTGCGTATTGATACCTCAGGACCTCTGCGACAACGCGGTGCATCAGAAGCAGGTTCCCCTGGAAGTGGACTTGTGGCTTGAGCTTGGCATTATCGACAAGCACATCGGAACAGAAGGAGAGCATGCGATCAGCATACTCTTTGGGCGGAACGCTCTTGCGAAGTGTATCGACGATGATGCCGAAGACCTCGATGGCGAGCTTGATGCTCTGATCCTCTTTCGTTGGCTCGGGCAGAGATGGATCAGTAGAAGGCTGGGGCTGCTGAAGTGTTTGGAACTTCTCGAAAGCATCCTTCACTCCAGGCCCCAGCGACTCGACAAGCCATGCCCAGACCTCGATCGCCTTGGGCACATCCCAATGACCGAGCGTGTAGGTTTTCCCGTCGATGACAATATCCTTTGGTTTCTGCATAGGTTTAAGTCCTTTCCGCTTCTCTCGTACATCATGTTCAATTAGGCGTTGGCTGGCAGGCTTCCGATGTTCATCAGGATGTCGCCAGACTCAATGATCCATGTCG